GAAGTTAGTTTCCTTAAGCGTAAGTTTAGGTATAACGAAGACGTGTGTAAATACGTTGCTCCATTAGATATCAATGTAATATTTGAGATTCCTTATTGGACTAAGAATATACCTAATCTGAAAGAAACTATCGAAAGAGACAATTTGCAGGTTGCTTGTGACGAATTGTCTCTTCACGGTAGGGATCTTTTCGATTCCTGCTGTGGTGGCCTTTTATATTGTGCAAAGACCACAATGAACTATGTTCCTCCACGGTTTACCTATGATTCGTGTTTTGAGTTCATCACGAATCGGCAAACCGAGTACTAGAGGAGTATCGCCTGGAGAAGGCGTTAAATTCTCCCCTGTTCTGGTTTACCATATATTCTTTTGAAATCTCTGAAAAGAAAGAGTGTAGAGGCTTTACAGGGTTGTTTTGGGTTTCTCCGTTCCGGAGTACTAATCAGTTGTCCTAGGCTAGCCGCCATACAACAGATTAAACAGAGTGCAATGGCCCGTATAGGTGTATTGGTCATGAAGTGTTTCACCTGCGACACAAGTACAATTATCTGGTGATGTTACAGCCAGTGTGGTTAATCCCACAAGTGTAACAGTTTCGAGCGATTCCACAGTTTCTCCTATGGGAGATACTGGTTTAGATGCGAAAGATGCTGCTTCCGTGTGGGTTGAGAGGGCTATGCCTCAAGATATCGACTTTGAAGCTCAGTATCCTATCAGTGATACTAACGATGCTGGAATTAAAGAATTTCTAGCTCGTCCGTATTTGGTTGCTTCGGGTACATTGGCTGCTGGAGATACCGCCTCGACTTTTGCTATGCATAAGTCGGGTACTATGCTTGCATCTGACTTTTTCGCGGATAAAATTCGTGGTAAGTTTGCTCTCAAGTATGATGTGCGGTTGAAACTAGTAGTTAATGCAGATCGTTTCCAGGCCGGTAGATATATTCTTGCTGGTATGCCTACAGCAGGTGATCTTGAAACTACGTCTTTTGCTCGTTTTTATAAACTTCATAGACATAGTAAAGTTCAAGTTACCCAACTT